AATAGAATAGGCGATTGAATTAGCATTTTGAGTAACTACCCAACAAGAACTTTTAGTTGAGTATTGGGGAGGAAGAGGTTCATATAACTTAATTAATAAAGAATTATTAGCAGGGTCAGTATTATCTAATAATATATTTACTGCTAAAACATATCTATTTTCTCCAAAATTTAAATAAAATTCATCAAAATATTCACCTGTTCCTCTTTTAGCTTGAAACTCTTCAAAATTAATAGCTATTACATCTGAAGGTAGAGCATTAGACTTTAATCTAATTTCTGTTCTATCGGGTGATATTTCACTTATATAATAATTATTAAATTCAGAAGATCCTAATTCTAAAGTGAAAAAATTATAAACAGTTTTAACTACACCAAAAGTATATCCTGCTCTTTGTACATCATTTTGAGGATCAACACTAATAGTAGAAACTAAAGATTGTCTTGGGTCTGTAAAAGCATCTAAGGAGGAACCACTTACAGATTGAGGTACTGGGGGGATTGAGTTAACTAATTTAGGATCATTTATAGTAGTATAACTACTAAATCTATAATTTTCTAAAAGTAAATTATTAGATAAATCATAAATAAAATACTCAATTACATCTGTAGCAGGATTAAACAAACTGGAAGTAACAACAGGAGTTAAAAGAGCAAGATCCTGTTGGTCAAAGGTTTGAGGTTCTAAGGTTAAGGGTGATATAGGTGTTACTTTAACCATTTTATAATGTACTTAAAGACTGTTGTACGTCTGCTATTGTTTTATTAGTTTGTTGTTGTTGTAATTGTAAATTTTCTAATCTTAAAGTATTAATTTCTTCTATTAAAGCATCCAAAGCATCGTTGGTTTGATTACCACCAATATATTCTCCGCTTGTTTTTACAAGGTACGCATGAGAGTTTATATCTCCAAATTTAGGTATTTGATAGAATAATTCTTGATAATATCCAAAAAATTCATCTACAGTAGGGACAAATACTGAGGATGTAGGAGGTGCTGTAGGTACTAATTGAGTAAATTGAGTATCAATTGTTGACTCTACTTGCGTCTTGGGAAATACTTGCTTTGTAAAAATAATTCTTTCCATTATCCATTAAGAACTTTAAAGTAATAATTACTATCATAAACAATAGTGTTTCCTTGAATTGTAGTTTGAATTAATACCTTATAATATCTTTGAGGTTCTAATCCATTCATATATAATTTAAAATAACTTCCAGAAACATCACCACTTAATTTTGTAAAAGTAGTATCAAAATCGATTACAAATTCATTAGTATCTAAATCTTTAATAGCATAATAGGATTCTTCTGGAAGGTAATAATTTTGAGTATATATTGAAGATGTTTGCCAAACTGGGACTGGGTATAATGGAGCAGCATTAACTCTAAATATATTAACACTTTGACTAAAGAAAACACCCGGATTATCATTTAATGCTACTTGAGCTGGTAAGGTATTTAATATTGTTAATGTTGAAGAACCAGTATTCCATACTCTATCATCCCAACTAAATTGTAATTGTGGAGGGTAGATAGTATTAGTATCAACAGAGAAAAATTTTAATTCAGGTTGATAATTTTTATTATAAATGAATTCAGGATCTTGTTTTATTAAAAATCCGTCACTTGAAATTGCTCCTGTATATTGGGCTCTAACTATATTAGTTACGTTAGCATTTAAATCATTATTATAACGATAATTAAAACTTTGAGTAACATAAATAGGATAGGCATTTGTATTAAAATAACTAGCATTAGAACCTGTCCACCACATACCTCCTCCAGCATATGGGTTTTGAGTATTTAATGAAGAAGTATAAAAATTATCTCCTTGTGCCCAAGCATATGAACCCGTTCTTTTAGGATAAGCAGCAAATGTTGTAGGCCATAAAGTACTTCCAGAATAATCTTGCCAATACCAACTAGTACCATCCGTTGAAATAGGATCATCTAAATATTGTCCTGAACCCATCGCCCAAGCACCTGCTACAGGATAAACATATAATAATGTTCCTGTAGGAGTAACTTCTAATCCAGTTGCTGTAGCTATGAAACATTGTAAATTAGCTCTCCAATAGTTATTATTTAAAAATTTAGATTGACTAATTGAACCGCTGCCTACTTTAATTAAATCTTCTAAAACATAATCAATCTCATCTGGACTAAAATGGATTAAAAATCTACTAGTTTGAGGATTTGGAAGAGAATAAGCAAATGAAGTTTCTGTTGCTTCTACTATAGGATCTAACCCTGTATTCATGTTTGGAAACATTGAATATAAGGTAGCGTCTTTATCAGGAAATATTTTATATACTGCCATTTTATTTTAATTATAAGGGTACTACTCTTCCTTTAATATCAACATTAGGATATTTTAATTCAAAAATCATAGGATCTATTGATGGGTAAATTACATTATTTAAAGTTGCTGAATTTATATCATAAGCAAATTCACTATATCCTAATAAGGGATCTGTTTGGTTAATAATATTAATAGTTTTAACTGTTTGAACACCGTCAACAGCATCTAAACCTATAAATAAATTCTTTAATAAAATAGGTTGATTAATTTGCCATTTATTTATATCAAAATAATCTTGTAAATAAAGAATACATTTACCTAAAACATCATCGTTATTGTAATTTGGTAATACAACAATATCAAATTCAACAGAAATATTGATTATAAAAGCATCTTTAACTTTTACCGAATCATTTAAAACTCTAAATTGAGATAAATAAGTAATAATATTTTGTTTTAAAGCATCAGAAGCTAATCTTAAAGTTCCATCTTGATTTAAACTTAAAATATATAAACTAACATTTCCTAAAGATTCTCCAGGTAAAACATCAGTTATTTTTTCTTTTGTTGTAAATATTTTTCCGACACTACCATATTGAGAAGGTAAACTTAATGCTCTAATATTATAATCATCAGCCGTTACTGCTCTTAATTGGGATTGGAAGTTAGACAATGAATTTTGACGGATTTGATCTAAAGAATCCCCTGAACTTCCTCCTGTTGCTGCTAAAGAATTATTTACTTGTAAAGTAGCAATTATTTGATTAGCTAAATTTGAATCTGTAACAAATGGATTAACAAAAAACACATTTGTAGTATTTAATGAAGCTAAATCATTTGCTTGAACATTGGATTCAACACCTCCTCCTACTAAATATCTTATAGTTAATGTAGTATTAGCAGGAGCTACACCGTAAGTATTAGTAAATATAAAGTTTGTAGGTGAATAAGCAGTAGTTAATTTATCTTGTTCAAAAGGTAATCCTAAACCTACGTTTTGAGGATTAGGAGTAATTACTTCAGTAGTATCCGTAGGACTACCAGCACCAAATAATAATCTTAGAGTAGTAACATTTAAGAAACGAGTAGCAAATCTATTTTGTATTTGTTTTATTCTTAATAAATTAGGAGTATCTGTATTTCCTGAAAAATTAGGGTCATTTGTATTTGTATTTTGAATAGAATCAAAAATAGCATCTTGTGCTAAATTATCTACCTCATACCAAACATTTCCTGTAGAATCTACTATATCTAATATACCTACTATATTAGTATCTGTAATATCTGTATAATTAAAAGGTATAGGATCTGTAAAAGAAACTGTAGTTGATTTAATAGTTGAAGAAATTACATTTCTGGTCTTTTTGAGTAAAAAATATGTAGGAGATGAACTAGGTCCATTTGTTGAATAAACAGTTATTGTTGTAGGATCTAATGAACTACTAAAAGTAAAATCAACTTTATCTTTTAATAAAAATTTAATTGTAGAATTTGAAGTTGAATTTATTACTGTATTAGGAGATATCTGTAATGCATAAGTATAATCAGGAATGTATGTACTTCCACTAGTAATAGCCGGAATTTGTTGATAAAAATCTATATTAACACTAGCTACTGATGTAACTTTGGGTTTGTAACCTAACATATATGCTAAATCATAGATATTATTAGTTTGACGAGCATATTGTAAGTAAGTTTCTTGAACTTGGTTATCTAAATAAAAAGATAATACATCACCAACATAAGCTGCCATTTCCATAAACATCATTCCCGGTGATGATGGGGTAAAGTCATTATAGGTATCAGGAAAATAAGTTTTAGCGTAACTTATTAGATTATCTCTTAATGAGGTAAAATCTTTATTTAGGTATTTTATATCTCTAATTACGGCCATTTTATATAGTTATTGTTAATGAATCTGTTATACCAAAATTACTTACTTGGTAAGTAACGTTTATAACTAATGTGTTTTGATCTGATAATGAATCGTCTATAATAGTACTTAAAACTGTTACAAAAGGAAAAAATTGAGTTGTTTCTTCTGCTATGATTTGTTTTATAAGATCATTAGTAATTACATCTATTTGTTCAAAAACTACTCTTTTTAAAGCACTTCCAAAAAAAGGATTAAATACTCTTTCTCCAGGTTCAGTGGAATAAAAATTTATTAAGTTATTTTTTATTGCTTCTTTAGTAATATAGTTAGATGAAAAAACTGCTGGTGCACTAAAAGGTAGATTAACCCCTAATGCTTTTTGAGCAGCTAAATCAATAGGAAATCTATTTCTAACTATAATTGCCATTATTTATTCATTAAAGCCATAATTTGATCTAATCCTACTTGTCCTTCAGGTAAAGCACCATCCGGTCCTACTTCTTGAGGATTAAAATTACCAGCATATGCTGATGT